TCAGCGCAGGCACAAAAGCAGTGTTGATGGTAAAATACACATGGAAGAGATATTTGTGCCGGGGCGCAAATTGATATCCATTAGACAAAAAGGTTTTAGCGGCGTGTGTGTAATCCTTTACACCTTCGATGCCGGTAAAACCTTTTAAAATATAATCTTGTCCAAATGCCATGGATAAGACCTATTAGACCACAGTGGTTGGTCCAGTTGCTACTGATCCACGAGGTCTTGTGCCAATATCAGCACCAACACCGTCAGCTTGTCCGCTGGCTGCATTGATCTGCATTGCATTGTCGTATCTAATGGTCATGGCCACTGTTACCGGTTCACTGGTTCCGTAGTTCATGTCGCCGTAGTTGACTTCGCTCAAGTAGCAACCATACATTTCCCACTGTTCCAACACCACTGGCTCGACTGTTCCATTGCCACCGTCGAGAACCTGCAGAGTGGTTGTGAACTTGTAATCGATACCAGCCGCTGCTGATGCTTGTTCGGCAAAGTCCAATTGCTTCTGCAGTTGTTCGCCAACCAGTCTGGTGATCTGTCCACTGGCGTCATCTCGAACGTTGCAAGTAACATCACCCCAGCTGTGCTTGCCAGCCAGTTTGATAGTGGAGTTGTAGATTGGAATGTCAATGGGCTCAAACGTTACTGTGGGACGAGTAAAGTCCATGACCTGTTTGGTTAGTTCTGTGGTAGGCGAAGCACTGTTTGTAACGCCAAATCCTTCAAATGTTACTCTGAATCTATACTTCAGTTTTGGCATCAACAAGCCCTGAGTTGTCTGACTCTGGTCGCTTGCCAAAGGCACTGTCATTTTTGTTAATGATGCTACTGCCATGTTATATCTCCTGTATGTGTTTATTTATACTGTTTTGGTCAAGAAAAAAATAGGGTCTGCGAGGACCCTATTTTTCAAACTGTTTACCAATACTTTATGCACTGGTAGCCACGGTGCTGATGCCGCTGGCAATTTCACCGGTGTTCTTCAAGCGCAGAGGAATGTAGATGAATTCAACTGCTTTCACTGGCTCGATTGCAATATCAACCCACAACTCATTGCGGTCAATACGTGCAGGTGTGTTGTTGGTCAAGTCGCAAATCACAAGATAATCGTAGATACCGCGCTTGTTGAGCAGGTCAATCATCAGTGAGTTAATGGCACTGCTGATTTGATTTCGAGTGATCTGATCGTTGGGTTCAAACAAGAACGACTTGCCAATGTCTTGCAATCTGTTGCGAATATAAGCAACCAATCGAGCTACGTTGATTCGATCCAGCACAGATGCAATAGAGGTCACAGTTTTGTTGCCAAAGTTTGTGATACCCACACCAGGAACAAATGTAATTGGGTTGATGTCAAGTTCATATAGAACGTCTCTCAAGCCTTGGTTAACTCCCAGTGTTATAAATTCACCTGTGGTAGCGTTCACATAACCAATGCGCAACGCATTGTCAACGACACCGCGACGTGTTCCAGCTGGTGCTAGCCATGGAAAAGACACTTCGTCTGAGCGTAACACTGTTCTCAACATCATGTGGCTAGGCGGTTGAACAACCAAACTACCGCTGAGATCTGTGGTTTGGCAGCTGGGATAGAACACACCAAGATAAGGATCAGCTGTTACTAATCCATCGCCTGTGCTAAAGCCGACTCCAGAATTGTTAGTGGCCCAGGCCTGTACCGCTGTGGCATCAGGAGCCAATCTCAACGGAGTATCGCCAATAACAAAAGCAGTGTTGTTGCGATCATTGTTGAGTTCCACCATGTTGGGGATCAACTCGGGATACTGAGGGCAAGTAATAAGGTTGAATTGACGTTGCTCTTCTCGGATTTGAGTAGATGCATCAATTCCTGCCTTGAGTGCTTGAACAATCAATGCTCGCTGTGCCTGACGTCCCATGTATGGACTACCGTTGTTTTTGTTTCCACTGGCATTTACCCAGGCATTAGTAACAGTGGGCAGTGTGTCATCGGGGAAGCTTTGAGCGTTGAAGTAATCAACTTGAAAGCTCTTGACGTTGAAGCCGCTGCGACGTGTGTTGAACAACAACATGCCCTGTGGATACAATGCTGGATTTGGAGCATCTAGGTCCAAGTAATCACTGACCAGCAAGCTTGTGATGCTAGGAATAGGATCAACAATGGGATCAGTTGTGCCGTTGGGAGCCCAACGTGCATCAGCAAACACAATACCATCTTCTGTGGTTTGATCAGTGTTTACAAGCTGTATCCATTGATCCGCACCATCTACGTTTTGCCAACGACTGATCACCGGGTAGTTTTCAAGGTCAGCAGTATCGATCCATAGATCTCCGTAGACCAGAGGACTCTGAGCTGTGTCATTTTGTGTCACAGGTGCAGTGGCCGAGAAGATCGGACCGCTGGCATTGGTGTCAGTTAGATTGAAACCACGAACATCGTTGTCTACCATTTGATAGCCCATCCAGGCGCCGTTGTTTTGAATCAAAATATCTGCCTGGGTGTTAGAACTATAAAACCACAAACGACCATCAGCTGGATCTTGACTTGGACCAGTTGAACTGGCTGTATATGTAAAGAACGGACTGCTAGTGAAATTTGACAGAATCAAACTGTTATTTGGTCCAGGATTAACACCCTGTATAGTTGTATTGAAACCAGCTGTGGTGAGTGGGATACCAGAGATATTGCCCATTACAATATCACCACCTGTGCTGTGTGTAAACACAATAGCACCGTCACTGTTTACCGATGCACTGACATAAGGCACCGCAGCAGCTGATACAGCAGAAATAAAATCTGCTACAGTGGTTCCAGTTAAAGTAACAGTAACCGAAGCAGTTAAATCAGACGTGCCTGGCTGTGTGGCGAGAATATAGAAACTATTGCCGTTTACAAAAGGACCAGGACTAGTGTCATCTCCTGTGATCACTGTGGTTCCGGTGGCATAGTATTCAAAAATTTCCAGGCCAGCAGTATCAGGTGTTGTGAAGCCTGGATTTAATCTTGCCCAGGTGGTGCCAATAGGAATATTTTTGCCGCCGCCGCTGGGATCCAGTGCATACACTGCACTGTTGCCATCAGCGTAAATTGGCACAGCTTGCTGAATAAATGTTCCCAACACACTGGAGTATTTCTTTAACACAAGATTGGCACCCAGGTTCACGTTGTTGGTCTTTTGCCATACAGACCCTGTTGGTTCAGGTTGTGTGTCTGTTGATCTCCAACGGGGCTGGTTGAAACTTGCACCAGCAAAAAACGCAGGTGCATAGTATGTTTTGGCAGTGATTCCAACTGCGGTAAGGGGAGTTCCTGTGCCGTTTTCAATTATAACTGCGCCTTCGCCTGCAGTAGATCCGTCTGCGGTTGCAGTGGAATCAGCATAGATCACCAATTTACCGCTGGCAACACCAGAATAGACACCTGTAATAGCGGCAGTGTTGATGTTGTCTGACAGAATTTTTACGTTGGCAGTCGCGCCGTTGCCAACGTTAACAGTTTGTCCGTTGATAATAACTGTGTCACCATTGTTAAGAGTTGGACTTGTAGCTGTGCCCTGAATGGTTGCCCAAGCTGTTTTCCATTCATCGCTGCCTACCAGCACCCATTCATTGTATAAATCAACAAGATCAGTTGATGATGAATAGTTTACAGTTGCGCTGTATGAACTGGTGCTGGGACCATTGCGTTTGTAATAAATTGGATTGAGAACAGTCACATCGGTATTCACTACAACAGCATAGTCGCCGATTGAACCAACGGTTTGCAGTGGAACAGTGCCGCCAAGATTAAGATCGGTGCTGCTAGTAATAACTATAGGCACTTGATTTGTAAATGCAGCAGTGGTCTGATTCCATTGAAAAATTCCCCAGGTTGTGTTGGCAGTGTCTAGCCAAAAATCACCGTCGTTGGGATTGCCAGTGGGACGGACCAAGCTGGCAGTGAGTTCAGTAAGGTCAATGTCAGCACGTTGCACATAGCAGCGATTAGAAACTCCCAGGGCCGAATAAGCAGCAAGTAATCCGTATTCGTTGAGTTCGTAACCATTGATTGGTGTGCCAGCTGTGGTCTTGTAAAAGAAAGGAACGCCAAAAGTGGCTGATAGATCTCGCTGACTGGTAATCAAATAAGGAACGTTTGAATTTGCCTGTAGTGTGCCAGCAGCAACACCGGTTCCTGTTCCAGAAACTTTGTTTTGTGCTGTTGCAATCAACACATAAGGGACTGAGTTGGTCGCAGCAGGAATATACTGACTTTCGTCAATTACTGTTACTTCTACGCCGGGTGAAATTAGTGCCATGGTAAATCCTTTTTCTAGCTACTGATATTTATCGATAGCCGAAAAAAGAACCCCGACACAGTGCCCTTACCGTAAGATTTTAGCTAAATACATCATGAAAAGACCCATGTGCCCGGCCTGCAATCAAAGACCCAAGGCCATAAATTGCTACCGCGGTGAAAAAATTTACTATCGCAGTCGCTGTGAAGTGTGCATCAAAAAGAACAAAAAGATCAAGCCGCCTGTGCCAAGGTGGCAAACAGCGGGCTACAAGAAAAAACCCACATGTGATCGATGTGGGTTTAGAGCAAGATACTCAGCGCAACTACAGGTGTTTCATGTTGATGGCAATTTGCACAACAGCGACATTCGCAATCTAAAAACTGTGTGTCTCAACTGTGCCGAGGAAGTAAAACGCAGTGATGTTAATTGGAATCGTGGGGATCTTGAGCCAGACGTTTGACCTGACGATATAGATCATCCAGTGTGCTGTTGTTGTCAAGCACAACATCAAACTCTGTGCCAACCCAGGCAGTTTCACTGGCATGTATTCCCAATCGTTGCAATTTTCCAGTGCTCAGACTCCAGGTGGGATTTCCATTGGGACCTCGATTGGCACTGACCGCAGCATCATACCAGTCGGGTTCGGGGCCTCGCACCACACGAATAACTCGGCCTCCTGCTGATCGAATAGCACGAATTTCGTTGGGAAACCGGCAATCAGTTATTACCACATCATCAAGGCTGTTGCGCAGTTTGTTTTCTAAACTGGCAATCCAGATATCGTCGTGAAATCCGTAGCGACACACTTCTGTGCCCCAGAGTTGCAGCATCAATCGTGGGGTAATTTCACGCCCCAATCTGTTGCTCCACCATTCGTCACGTTGTTCTCGCCACTCTCGGCTGTGTTTTGTGCGACCTTCCAGCATAGTTCTATCCCAGCCAAACACATGAGCCACTGCATCTTTCAAACTGTTGGCAAAACTTTCTCTACGAAAGTGATGTAAGTTTACCAGGTAATCAGCAATGGTATCTTTTCCGCTGGAGATGAAACCGCAAATCCCTATAATTTGCGGTGTTTTAGTTTTTGAATTTACATTTGTTTCCATGCCATCTCGCATAATTCATTGGATCAACTAGTTTACTACAATGTGTGCATTGTTGTCTAGTAGCATTAAGTTTTTCTTCGCGTTTTTTCTGCCTTTGTTCCGAGCTATGTTGTTTGCCGTAAAATCCGTTAGATTCTCCAAAAAAACTTTTACCCATTTTGACTTTACTTTCGGGTTTATGTTTTTTTCCGTAAAAACTATTTCCTGCTCCTCTTCTATTTCTAGAAGCACTTTCTTTCCATAGTTTAGATTTAGGTCCGGTAGCACCTTCGCCACCATCAGTTAAATTACGTAATATTCCTAATTCCAAATCTTTGCGACCATACCAACGAATTAATCTACGTTCAATAGCAAAGGCTCCAACTTCTGTTAAATTGGATTCTATAATTACGATTCGATCATTATCTGTAGGAACTTTTACACTGTGTTCTTTTCGCCAGGCGCGGTCACGATGCCCTTTGCCAACATAGTATGGAGTTAACTCTTTTTTGCGTAGGTAAACATATACATAATAACCAATAGGAAAGTTATTTTGATTGTAAATAGACATGCTGGTGCTCCTCAATAGCATTAGAGTAGTTGGGGTTTCCGAGGCCCGCGAACTACACCTATATTTACCAGCAATATTTTATTTTAACTCGTTAACTTTGAGATGTTTAAGTGTGTTTTGTAGCATGCCAATTTGCCTGCGACAGTCTTCCAGCGCATGATGGCTGGCAGCGGGAATGGGTTGCTCGGGCCATAGGCTAAACACAGTTCTTGAATCGCGCACCATGTAATATTTCCAGGGCAAGGGTTTACCATAGCTCTTGTAGGCATGCTCAAGAATGTTCATGTCATAGGTCGGGCCTTGACTCCAAATCAGCTTTGAGTGCCAAATTAATTTGCCCAGTTCGTCCAATGCTCGGTCCAAGGGAATTCGATCTTGCTCGCCGAATGCTTCTTCTCGGGCATGGGTGGGTTGGGTGGCCCACCACTCAATCGTGCCATCGTCAATGGCACGATTTTCCTGACTTTCCAACGAAACTCGAGCATAATAATGCTTGTCATACCACCCTAATCCAAACGGATCAAACGCCTGGGCAGCTATGGTAAG